TCACATATATGGTGGCTCACTGGTACGAAAACCGAGATATTAACTCTACAAAAACCTTCGTACATGATTTACCATACACATTAACACCTATCATTCAACATATCGCACTTTCACAAGCCTATTTGACGGCTAAGGAAATAGAAGATAGTAAGAAGCAGATAGATGAGGTGAATACTCATGCTTAATATGGATGGAATTGGACGATTAAATAAGCAAGTAGATGTATACCAGTATAAAGATGAAAAAAAGGATGGCATTACTAAGCAAGTCTTGGTAAAAGCCATCCCTAATCGTATATGGGCAAGAATTGAGCCTATGCGAGGCCGTCAATACATGGAAGTATACAAAGAAAAGCTGGAAGAAGTTCATAAAATCACAATACGATATCGTAAAGGGATTACGGCAGGTATGTTGATTAAGTACCAAGATACAACGTACAAAATCAATACAGTTGTTGATCCATATATGGGTCATGTAAAACTGGAGTTGATGTGCAGTATTCATACAGCAGGTAAGAAAAAATGAAGATAGAAGAGTTTATTTCTAAAATGGATTCTTTCATCAAGGAATATCCAGAGGAATCGAAGAAAGCCTTGCGAAAAGAAGCGAATGCGATGCGTAAGGATTTAGTAGATGCATCACCAGTTGGGCGTGGTAAGAAAAAGAAAATTTCTAAAAGCTGGAAGGTGAGCATGAAAGGATCCACGGATACCACGCAAGAAGCAACCATACGCAATACATCACCGCACTATCACTTGGTAGAACGTGGACATGTCATGCGCCACCCATCGGGGAAGGTATTAGGGTATAAGCAAGGCACCTATTTCTTTAAAAATACTGTAGATAAAAGGCAAGATAGTTTTACAGAAAACATAGCTGACAATTTATTTAAGCAGTTGAAAGGAAAGTTATAATGGCTAAACGAGTATCACAAATCAAATTGTGGAAAAGTATAGCGATTATGATAGAGGATGAGTTTGATAATAATGTGTATTCCGATGAAGTACGAGAAGATTTTGAAAAGCCATGCTTTTTTATAAAATCGCTCATGCATTCACAATTACAGAATAAATTTTATATTAAAAGAAACCTATCGATCATATGCACGTACTTTCCTGATGAAGAAAACAAAAACGAAGAACACTACATGGAGATGACTGACAGATTCTTACTATTATTCCAACGAGGAATACATGTAGAGGATAGGCATTTCGATGTCACAGATATTCACGGAGATAGAATTGGTGAAGATGAGGATATCATGCAATTCACAATTGAAATCACCTATATGGATACAACTGGAGTTCTTGAAGAAAAAGCAGAGAATGGAGAATCAATGGATACCGTTCAAGTACGATATGAAGTAGAAACCGAGGAGGGAAGAAAATGGCAAAATTAGGAATGCCTAGTGTAGTAGTTAAATTTGTAGAAGCGGGGATTGAAGCAATCCAACGATCACAACGTGGCATTGTTGGCTTAATTCTTGAAGATACAAAAGTATCTATTACTAAGTTAGGGCAGAAAACAGAGCAACATGAAGCATTGAAAAATCCATTTATCGTATATACGGTAGATGATATTCCTGCTGAATTGAGTGAAAAAAACAAAGATTACATTTTGAAAGCATTGAAAGGATACAATAAGCCACCGTTAAAGATTGTTGTATATATGATGGAAACTGTACAAGGTGGTGGTGCAGATAAATTCCAAGACCCATTGAAAGCAATGCTTACGGAACGATTCGATTATTTGGCAATTCCTACAATCGAAACGGCTCAATTGGAATACCTAGGAACATGGGTAAAAACGGCACGAGAAAACAAATTTAAAAAGGTTAAAGTAGTGTTACCTAATTATCCTGGAGACTTTGAAGGGGTCGTAAATTTTGCTAATACAAAAGTTGTTACAGCTGACAGAGAGTATAAGCCAGCAGAATATACGGCACGCATTGCGGGTTTAATTGCTGGAACCAATATGACACAATCTGCAACCTATGCACCATTAAATGAAGTGATTGATTGTGATCGTTACACACAAGACGAAATGAATCAAATGGTCAATGAAGGTAAATTCTTTATTTGGTTTGATGGTGAAAAGTTCAAAATGAGTCGTGCGGTTAACTCCTTAGTAACAACAAGCCAAGGAAAATTAGAAGGATTCCAAACAATGAAGATCGTCGACATCATGGACATGATGTACGATGACATCAAAAAGACTGCTGAGGACTCTTATATTGGTAAATACACTAATGACTACGAGAATAAATGCTTATTGATTTCTGCAATTATGGGATACTTTAAGCAATTAGAAAATGAACGATTGCTTCAAAAAGGATACAGCACCTGTGAAATTGATACGGAAGCGGTTCGGACCTATCAATTATCCCATGGATTGTATACGAAAGAAGAATTGGCTAAGATGTCAGATGAAGAAGTCAAACGCTTGGATACGAAAAAAATTGTATTCTTAAAAGCAAAAGTACGACCATTAGATGCAATGGAAGATATTCAATTGCCTATTTCTATTTAATAAGGAGGGACTATGAAGAATTTTGCACCACAAGAGGTCATGACAGGGTCACACGGTCAAGTATGGATTGATGGAGACCTTGTCGCAGAAGTCACAGCCTTTAAAGCTGTTACCAAATTGACAAAAGAAGAGGTAAAAAAGGCAAAAACGATGTCAAAACAGTACAAATATGTAGGTTACGAAGGGACTGGCAACATTACCATGAACAAAGTATCCTCTTTATTAATTAAAAAGTGTGCTGATAACATCAAGAAGGGGCGTGCAACAGTATGTCATGTAGTGGCACAATTGGATGACCCTGATGCGGTAGGTGTAGAAACGATTAGCATCTATGATGTGACATTTGATTCACTCACTTTGGCGAACTGGAAAGTAGGAAGCATTATTGAGGAGTCAGTAGATTTCACATTCACTGATTTTGATATTATTGATATGGCGTTAGGAGAATAAAAATGAGCTTATTAGAAAAATTATTATCTGCAGATATTGGGATCATCACAACAGAATCTAGGGCAGAATTAGAGGTACCACGTTTAACACAATTATTGGGTGAACCATTTGTAGTAGAATTAAAAGAATTACCATTCCAACAAATTGAGGAAGCACGCAATTTTGCAACTAGTGGCAAGGGAAAACATCAAGTGGTAGATAATGGAGAGTTTACATGTATCGTATTATCTAAAACGATTTTGACACCAGATTTAAGTGACCGTGATTTACACCAAAAATTTGGAGTTACCAATAAGTTGGACTGCATCAAAAAGTTATTCAAGCCAGGCGAGATTGACTTATTGGCAACAAAAGTATTTGAGTTATCTGGCTACAGTGATGAAGCGGTCAAGGATATTGTTGAAGAAGCAAAAAACGAATAACATCCGATGGTGATATGAACTTGGCATTTTATTTATTTGCCAATCATCATATGAAACCGTCGGATGTATTTAAAATGGGGCATGGGGAAAAAACAATTCTTCGTGCCTTTGTTGATGAAGAAATCCGATTATACGAGGAGGCACGGAAACAAAATGAGTAAAGTAATAGATTTAGTCATGCGCCTGCAAGACGGTGTAACATCCGTGCTTTCAGGTATTAATGCCCGTATGCAAGATACAGCAGTAGCTGCTAATGGAGCAGGTAGACACGTACAAAAAGTCGGTGAAGGTATTTCAGGCATTGGGGACAAACTAATGCCTGTAAGTGCTGCTATTGTTGGCGCTGGAGCGGCTGCAGTACATGCCTTTGTAGGCTTTGATAGTGCTGTTACCTCAGCAGGAGCGAAGGCAGGTGCTACCGCAGAGGAAGTAGAACGATTGCGTGAAGTTGCCAAAGGCTTAGGTGCTGACTTTCCAATTAGTGCCACAGAGGCAGCTGTTGCGATGGACGGATTAGCCGCAAGTGGTATGAACGCCAATCAAATTATGGGCACATTACCATCTATCGTAGAGGCATCTGTAGCTTCAGGAGAATCGCTAGAAACCACATCAAATGTTGTAGCAGGCGCCTTAAATACATGGGGCCTTATGACTGGAAATGTAGCGGAAAACTCACAACGTATGGCTGATGTAATCCAAATGGCGGCGAACAAGTCGAAACTTGGCATGGCAGATTTCGGAGTAGCGATGCAATATGCAGGTGCTCCAGCTGCTGCACTAGGCATTCAAGTAGAAGAGTTAGCCACATCGATGGCCATTATGTCGAATAATAATATAGAAGCGAGTACGAGTGGTCGTTCCTTACGGATGATGTTAAGCAGATTAGTAGACCCACCTAAAGAGGCAAGTGAAGCGCTTGCCAAGTTAGGAGTTAGCGCCGTTGACAGTACTGGTAAATTCGTTGGATTAGGGAATGTGTATGATCAATTGCGTTCAAAAATGCAAGGATTGACCGAGGCAGAGAAATTTAAACTAGCTGGAGATATTGCTGGTACAGAATCAGCATCTGCATTATTAGCGGTACTAAACACTAGTACGGAAGATTACAATGAATTGCGACAAGCGATGGATGAAGCAAGCGGTTCATCTAAAAAGCAAGCTGATTTAATGAAGCAAACTCTGTTAGGCACATTTAAGGACTTAGCTAGCAAGGTAGAAGCATTAGGAATCGCATTTGCTGAGGTACTACAGCCTAAGATAAAAAGTGTAGCAAATACTTTAGGCGAATTAGCTACATGGTTTAAAAATTTGAACCCAACGGTAAAAGATATGATTATCAATATTGGACTAAGCGTTGCAGGATTTACGGCGCTTACAAAAATATTGGGACCAGTAGTAAGCGGTGTAGGAAGTCTAATGCGTGTGTATGGAGATATTGGCAAAGTATTGGCAGGTTCTCCAATTCAAAACAAATTGTTAGAGGTATCCATTCACGGTATAACTAAGGCTTACAACCTATTAGGTAGTGTTGCGGGAAGAGTAATACCATGGATTGCTAGAATGTTACCAATGGCATTCACAGGACCTGTAGGGTTGGCAGTGGGAGCCATTGCATTGATTGGGATTGCCATTTGGAAAAATTGGGATACTGTACGCCCCGTGTTGGAATCATTTGGTAGAGGATTCATGGGGTTAGCTAGATATGTAGGCGATGTGGTGGCTAAAATATGGACACACTTACAACCATTCGTTACGAAACTTGCTGAAACATTTGGGAGAGGCATAGACCGACTTATGGCATCTTTACAAAGAATTGGAAAAGTATTGTCCCCCGTGTTAGATTTCATCATGTATACGGTAGGTGCCATTGCTGCCGTAATTATTGGCGGTCCATTAGCCGTTGCCATTGGCCACTTAGTAATAGGCTTTACTATTGCCGTATCAGCGATTGAAGGTATACTTACAGGGTTAGTGGTTGCCATTACAGGCATTATAGACGGGATTTCACAAATATTGAGTGGAATCATCGACTTTATTACAGGAGTATTTACTGGTAATTGGGCATTAGCATGGAGCGGAGTTGTAGGAGTATTTTCAGGAAATATTACAGGAATCAAAGGTATTTTAGATGGAGTGATTGAAGGAATTAGAGGTTCTATCAATAGTTTAATTTCATCTATAAACGGCATTTCATTTACAACACCAGATTGGGTTCCTGGAATTGGTGGAAAATCATTTGGACCACTGAATATTCCGCTACTTTACAGTGGTACAGATAATTGGGGCGGCGGTCCTGCTATGGTACATGACCGTGGAGCTGAGATTATCAATTTACCTAGTGGTTCGCAAGTGATTCCACACGAGCAATCATTACGCAGTGCTTACGATCAAGGGAAACGAAGTGGAAACGGTGGAGGTGGATTACAACTCACCATCCAAAATCTAAATGTACGTAATGATGGTAAAAGTGTAGAAGAGTTG